ATAAAATGTTTCGCCGAAGTCCCAGTTTGTTGCATCAAAGTATTGATTAAATGCTGTAATTACTTTGGACTTTAGTTCGTTATCACTTATACCTTCGTTCAATTTTACAATTCTAAATTTTGCTTGTAGTTCAGGACTTGCATCACTACCAAATATCTTTTTAAATTTACCACTTCTATATATTATAGTATCACTAGCACTCTTGAATTCTTCTAATTCAGCAAACTCAGTTGCTAATTCGTTTGAAGTCGGTGGTAGAGGATAAATTGTTCCTGGAACATTAATATATTTTTTAATATCTTCATAATAGTTTTTTGTTAGTACTAGCATTTCTACTACATTACTAATACTAGGATCTATTCTTACATCTTTATTTGCAACATGTTCCCATTTAAATATCATAGGTGTTATTTCAGGAAGTAAACTGTTTTGTGTCATACCTCTTCCATTGTACACCGCACAATCTGTAGTTTCTACTGCGTTTACATGTTCTGAATTAGTACTACTTGGTGTCATTAGGTATATTTTATCTATATCAGCAACATATACTTTTAAGCCTGATGCATAACCATCAGTATTATTTAATTTGGATGTTACTATATTGTATGCGTCAACAACTAACCAATTAAGATCACTAAATGCTATATTGTTTGTATAAGTTTTAGGACTTATTGTAGCAGTTGTGCCTGAACCTATAATATCTACATCTATTTCTTCTCTAAGATCTAAAATTCCACCAGATGCTGGACGTTCGTATGTGTACCCATCATAGTCTAAATAGTTTTCTAAAAATACTAAATCTTCTTCCCCAACAAAATCTTTAAATTGCAATGGTTTATCAGGTACTAGGTCGTTATCTGTGTCAAAAGGTGCAACAATAACTTTTGAAGGATCAGTATATCCATCTGCTTCTTTGAACGTGTCAACAATATGCCAATCTATGTTTTCTGTAAGACGTTGTTTGTAATTTTCGTATCTTACTCTAATCTTATCTGTACTTGTAACAGCAGTAATGTCAGTTGCATAAAGATAATTGTTATCTTCTAAGTTTCCATATTGTAAAGTACCTGTTTTTGCTGATAAGTTTGCTTCAACTAGTTGAACATTGCCTCTATAATTGGTACCACTGCCTCCGTGTGCTATAGGTACTGTTGTACCTGCTGTACCGTAAGAATATACATCGCTGTTTGCGTTACTAAATCCATTTACCATAGTATTACCATGGTAAATTTCTACCTGTGATGTTGTAGGATTATATGCTTTATATGTAATATTACCACTACCGTCAAAAATGTTATAACCAAATGTGGCATTTGTAAAACTTACATTAATTTTACCCGGTATGCGACTTACTCTTCCCATGTTGTTTGCTACAGTCATGTTTTCACTTAACTCAGGCGATACACCATCATCAAAATATGTATTAAGTGTTACAGTCGCATCATTTACAAATAAATCTTTAGAAATTACGTTTGCTTTTGCAGAACCTTCGCCCCTTAATATACCAAAATTACTAATCCAATCAATTTCGATATCATACCAATTTGTGTCTCTAGATCTTAATGGTAATTCTAATTTATATTGATTAGGATCTGTAACGGTTCCTGTTTCTTCACTAAACCATTTATTACCTGTACTTCCTGTACCGTCTAGGTACCATCTAAATGTTTCTGAACTACCAGGTTGGTTATTAAATGTTGTGATAGATATCTTATCTGTATTTGCCTTGTTATCACTATCTAAAACTTTAATATTTTTAACATTGTAAAATTTAATATCTTCTTTACTATTAAAAACGTATTGCTCTCCACGAATAGTTACATTGTATCTGTAAGAATTTAAGTCTACTGCTTCGTATTCAAATAATATTAACCAACTAGCATCATCTGGAGTATTGTTTTTACTTCCTGCGTTACTTACATCAAATTTGCTAGTTTTATCAAGGTTTGCGTTCTCTATTACATACCATTGGTCCGCTAAAAGGCCGTCTGTTATGTTTGTTGGTGCAAATCCTATACCAAATGTCTTTTTATTTTCCATTTGTGCTTGAACGTCTGGCAATTCTGAACCCTGTAGTTTTTTTCTTAGTGTTACAATAACTTCTGTTACTCTCCACCCTGTAGGAACAGAGGAACTAAGTGTCCATGGTCCTGTTGATGTACTAAGTCCGGAGGATAGTAATCCTGCATTTGATTCTTTAGTAATTCTTACCCATTTATACTCAGTCATATCACTTGGGTTTACTAATTTAAGGAAATTGTTTTCTTGGAACTGTTTAAATGATACAAATGTATTTGTTAATACCTTTTCTGTACCGGCCGCTCCTGCACTTGATGTTTCTGTAAAGTAACCTGTTGTTCCTGTTAGTTTTACAGGTAGAGGATTCCATTTAACACCTAAACTTTCTATATCAAAACTGTTAGTTTTGTATTTTTTCCATTTATCTCTGAAAGAGTCGTAAACATAGTTATTAAGATTTTGATTTTTAAAATACAGGGGTAAAATATTCTCTACAACATTATTTGCTGTATTATTTCCACTTATAACTGTACTTACATTGGTAGTTTTATCCATTTTGTAAAGGAAACCGTCATCTGCAAACAAATCTATGTTCTGTAATGTGCCTGTAGGATCATTAATATCTATATACCTACTATGACCAGCATGTGTTCTATTTACTGCTGATAATTTTTGTATGTTACTGCTTTTTGCAAAAGGAAAAACATTATAATCCTGAGAACTTATCATTCTGTTTTGAGTGAAATAAGTTTGTGGTGCTCTTTGCTTAATACTTTCTAATGATTCTGTCGGTAAACTATTGTTTACAGCATTTTGTAATGCCAATGTTATAGTCATTGTATAAGGGGAACCGTTTCTGTTTTCATACGGAACATTTATAGTAATATTTCTTGCATCGTCAGGTTGTAGTGAATAACTTACACCGTCACTGGTTCTATGCCATGTTCTGTAAATTCCGTTAGGCATATTACCAAAGTTTCCATCAGGGAACTTTAATCTTACACCATCGTTGTCTAAATTTTCTGTTGCATAAAGATTTCTTGTTCCAAATGCTTGACTATTATAGTTTAATGTTTGTCCTACTGTATTAGGTATTTTAATCCACTTACTAATTACAGCACCTGATGTATTAATTTCCTGTACCCAAACATCTGTTTCATTTATGTTTGAGGAAGTAAGATCTGCTACTCTATTTGGAATAGGTGTATTAAAATTAAAATCTGAAAATGATAATGTTCCTTGTTTGAACATCATAAAGAAACCACTGTTACTACTATCAAGTCCTTTACCGTCATTTCTATAAAACAATCCTAAATTGTTTAAAGGGTCTGGATGTCTTTCGTAAAAATATTTTCCATTTAAAAAATCACCATCTACAATTTCAAAATTTCTACTTATGCCATTTACATTTAATGTATAGGGGAAGGTTTGTGAAGCACTAATTTGTTTTGTAATTCTATATAGTTCTGTAGTTATACCTCCAACTACTCCCTTCTTAATTGGCGAAGTGAATCTATTTGTATTACTAAATGCACTATTTAATATTGTAATAAACTGTTCATAAGACTCTGGATTGTTTACGTCATTCCAGAATACTTGTTTGTTAGATAAGTTAGCACCTAAACTATCTATTAAAGGTTCAGTTGTTTTTATAGACTTAATTTTGACTAATCCACTTGCCGCCGTATTTCTTCTTGGGTTATATCCCAACATCCTTGCAAGTTTAAAGACACTTTCTCTTCTTTCAGCAGTTTCTAAAAAGTTTTCTCTACTGTTAAGGTCCATTCTAAATGCTAATGCTTGAGAAAGGAATGCAAGTAATTCTATAATTGCAATAAACTCAGAACTTTCAATGTAATCGTTAAAGTTTTCTGGAAAATTAGTTCTTATGTAATTTACCATTGCAAGTCGCAATGTATCGAAATCGTATGATGTAAAGTCTACATTATTAAATGCCTTATAGGCAATTTTCCAATCTTCTGCGGCAAATAAGTTAGTTTGTCTTTGTGATAATGCCATTATTCAAAACCCTCTGATTCATTTATAAATTCTAAATATAACACGTCTTCTTCTGAACCCGGATTAAATTTTAAGGCAACGTCCGCTCTTATTGTATGGTCCATCATATATAATGTGATATCTTTAAGTGTTACTCTAGGATCAGTATCAATAATTCTTCTTATATCGTCTTTAATGTCTTCTTCTGTTACTGTATCTTCTGGTTCCATTAGTAAATCCCATATAATAGAGCCAAAGTTTGGTTTCATTAGTCGCTCACCTTTTTTAGTATAAAAATGGTTGAGTAGATCTCTTTTAACTAGATCTATATCAGTTAAAGTATATGGTGCTCTAACCTTATCTATCGTACTAAATCCTTTAAATATTGCCATACATGTATTTATCAAAAACATTATAACTAGTTTTAATTAATAGTTGACAATGGCAATTTTAGACTGTATAATAACAAGATGAAGAATATTATGTACATACATGGAGCAAATGCAGAGCCAGATAACTTTAATTACTATACTTTAAAGTTACCAGAACACAATTTCATACGTCCTTCCTATAATATGGAAGATGATCCATATGACTTAGTAGAATTGTTTAGAATGCGTAAACAAAGAGAATTCGGTAAAGAAAAAGTAATTTTAGTGGGACATAGTTTCGGAGGATTACTAGCAAGTTGGTATGCAAGTGTTTATCCTAAAAATGTAGAACATTTAGTTACAATAGCGGCTCCTTGGGAAGGTACTCCAGTTGCTAGAATACTTGCAATGATATTTAGAAATAAAAAAGTATTTGAAAATACTAGGCCTGGGGCAGAAGTTTTAGGACTATTACAAGAAAAGTCTTACAATGGCTTACATACAAATATAGTATGTACCAGTGGTTCTAATCCATTAGCAGGATTAGGCGGAAAGGCAAACGACGGAATGATATCAGTGGATAGTCAACTTAATACTCCACCTAAATTTAAAAACACTGAAAACATCACTATAGAAGCAGGACATAGCGGAGTTTTGTTAAATAATAGTGTTACAGATTTTTTGCAAACCTTAATCGAGAAATAACATGTCTGATACAAAAACACTTAATAATACTTTAGAAGAAGAACTAAGAATTATGTTGGTTGAGAAAAACAACGAAAATCATAGTTTGAGAGCTCATATTGAATTGCTAGAAAAAGCAGTTGCTGACGAGCAAGAGCAAAAGTATAGATTATTAGTTGAGAATGCAGACCTTAAAAAAGAACTAAAAAATAGTTAACCTTTAGGGTCGTATATAGCCGTAGGGTCGTCTTTCTTTACTGGCTTTCCTTCTAAATATTGTTCTCCAGTACTTGGATCAATACCTTTATTTGTTAATTCTTCTATTGCGGCCTTCTTGGCTTCCTTTAATTCTGTTGTAAGTTGTGGCCATGACAATAAAGCACCCTCTCCAGGTTTGTAATCAAAGTTTACCCAGTCTGGTGTAGTGAATAATTCTGCTTCAAAAAGTCTTCTATCTACATAATCCTGTTTAACTACAGCACTTGCATTAGGCGATAAAGCACCAGATCTCCATTTCATTATCATTTCTGGTACTCTGTGATAGTTCTCTTGGTTTAATTGTCTTAATACAGAACTTCCTGCAAAGTTTACAGGTCCAATATGATTTACAAAACTTACAAGAGCAACAAATTGAAAGTCGCTAATAGGAACTTTTACAAGAGCATGAATACTGTTTTCTGATTCTTTCGATAAAGACATTGCTGTAAGATTTATTCCTATAGGGCCTATGCCATTGTTAAAATCTATAACCTTATTTCCCTGATCGTCTACAAGTATAATAGACGGTCCATCTATAATTGGTGTAATTCCTTTTTCTTTTAATCCAGCAACAATGTTTACAAATAAGTCTCTGTTTGTAATACCGTCTCCGCTACCACTTTCTCCTACTGCCGCACCGGGTGTACTTTTAATTAAATCATTTAAAGAACCCAAAGTAAATTCGTTTTGTAAAGAATTTGCAAGATTAGAAAAGTCTGCCATTGAACCACCTACTAATCCTGCAGATGCATAGATGTCGTTGATTGTAGCATTGGCTAAAGCATTCATTTGTGCCGGTAAAGCCTTTACATCATCTACTAAAGTTTCTAAATTATTAATATCTAATTGCACTTGTTTGATCATTGCCTGTGCTTCTTTTAATATTTTAGAAGGCCCAATAACTTTATCACCAAATGCATTGGTCATCATTACTCTTATTGGAGGCAATACTTTAAGTAATAATGTTTGTACATCCATATAACTTTGTATTTCTTCTATCTTCTTAAATACTGGATTACTGAAATTACTAATTTTGTCTTTTATAGGCCCAAGTAAACTATTTCCAATACCCTTTAATTTACCTAGTAATTTTTTTCTTTCTGCGGCTACCCTTGCACCTGAAACGGCACCAACTGCCTCAGAAAATGCTTTGGAAGTTTCTTCTACTTTTTTCGTTTTTGCATCGAGACCGTCACTAAAACTTTGTACAGGTGTTGGATTATGTCCTTTCTTTTCTGTCATCTTAACCTCCCAAATATCCGTCTGGTGAATCAGCATCGTTAGGACCTAATTCATCATCATAATCTTCTTCTGTCATAGAAGACTGTTGGTGTGCCATTGCATCTGATTTAAAATGATTTAAATAAGGTTCTGCAGTAGGCATGGTTGTTACTATAGATTTAACAGTAGAACCTTTTTCCCTACCTGACGCATTTTCTGTTGTAGTATCTGGCATTAAATCATCGGAATCTCCAAAATCAGGAGTTTTACTAGACCAGTCGTCATGTTTGTTTGTTGATATTGCACTACCTGATAAGGCTGGTAATGCCGGCATACCTGGTATGCCTCCAGGAGAATTTAGTAAGACTGGAAGTCCTGCTAAACTAATAGGTGCTGTACTAGTTAAATTTATCCCTAATGAAGAATTTAAATGGATACCACCTAATGCAGACATCATTTTAATTCCACCTGCACCTGCAAATATATCTACGCCAGTTGTTCCACCTGTAATCGCTGATCTACCTGCGGCACTTATATCTATATCTCCTCCTACTGATGTAAGTTGGGCACTCTGTCCAGAGTATATAGATGTTTGTGCAACACTTTCAAATCTTAAGTTACCACCATACCCTAATGATGGAAGTCCGGGAATAGGCTGTAAGCCAACATACTGGTCACCATCACCAGTTGCTGTATCTCCTGCGGCTTTAATATTGACATCACCACCGGCTTCTATATTTACATTTCTATCTGCTCTTAAATTAAAATTTCCTTTAGAGCGAATATCTACTGACCCTTCTCCAAATATTGTTATCCCGCCTGCTTGATCTAATTCCATCCAGGCTTTACCGCTCTTGTTAATGAAGTAAATTATTCCTTCATTATCATCTAGTAGAATTTGATTACCACCACCTGTTCTCAATCTTATATTTTTGCTGGCACCGTTTTGATCACCGTCGTCCATTACAAATTGATGTCCTGCACCTCTGTTGCCAGG